CCGGCCAGACCGTGGCGCTGGTGGGACGCTCCGGCAGCGGCAAGACCACGCTGGTCAACATGCTGCCGCGCTTCGTGCTGGCCGACAGCGGCGCCATCTACGTCGACGACGTGCCGATCAACGACCTGAAGCTGCGCAGCCTGCGTTCGCACCTGTCGCTGGTCAGCCAGGACGTGGTGCTGTTCGACGACACCATCGCCGCCAACGTCGGCTACGGCGCCCTGGGCGAGGCCAGCGAACAGCAGGTGCGCGACGCGCTCGCCGCCGCCAACCTGCTGGACTTCGTCGAAGGCCTGCCGCAGGGCATCAACACCCCCGTTGGCGAAAACGCCGCGCGCCTGTCCGGCGGCCAGCGCCAGCGCCTGGCGATCGCCCGCGCCCTGATCAAGAACGCGCCCATCCTCATCCTCGACGAAGCCACCTCGGCGCTCGATAACGAGTCCGAACGCCAGGTGCAGGCTTCGCTCGAACGCCTGATGAAGGGCCGAACCACGCTGGTCATCGCGCACCGCCTGTCGACCGTGCAGAACGCCGACCGCATCATCGTGCTGGACGCCGGCAAGATCGTCGAACAGGGCCCGCATGCCGAGCTGCTGGCCGCCGACGGCCTGTACGCCTCGCTCTACAACATGCAGTTCCGCGAAGACTGATCGCGCGCGGCGCCGCGCCAGGCCACCCAGGAGCCGCCCATGTCCCTGCCCGCAGAAGGCAACCAGCTCGTCAACGTCGTCGTTCTGCTGGGGGCGGCGGTCATCGCGGTGCCCCTGTTCAAGCGCCTGGGGCTCGGCTCGGTCCTCGGCTACCTGGCCGCGGGCCTGGCCATCGGTCCGTTCGGCATCGGCTGGTTCTCCGATCCCCGTTCCATCCTGCACGTGGCCGAACTGGGCGTGGTGATGTTCCTCTTCATCATCGGCCTGGAGATGCAGCCGTCGCGGCTGTGGAAGCTGCGCGGCGAAATCTTTGGCCTGGGCGTGGCCCAGGTGGCGGCCTGCGGCGCATTGCTGACCGCGGTCGGCCTGGCCGCCGGCCTGTCAGGCCCGGCGGCCTTCATGGCGGCAATGGGCTTCGTGCTGTCGTCCACCGCCATCGTCATGCAGATCCTGGCCGAGCGGGACGAGACCGCCAGCGCCCAGGGCCAACGCATCGTTTCCATCCTGTTGCTCGAAGACCTGGCCATCGTGCCGCTGCTGGCCCTGGTGGCGCTGCTGGCGCCGGCCGGCGCCAGCGAGCATGGCGATCCCTGGCTGCAGTCGGCCATCGCCCTCGGTTGCGTGCTGGCGCTGCTGGCGGCGGGGCGCTGGCTGCTCAATCCGCTGTTCCGGCTGCTGGCCGCCGCGCATGCGCGCGAAGTCATGACGGCCGCGGCCCTGCTGGTGGTGCTGGGGGCGGCGCTGTTGATGGAATTCGGCGGCCTGTCGATGGCCATGGGCGCATTCCTGGCCGGCGTGCTGCTGTCCGAATCCACCTTCCGCCACCAGCTCGAAGCCGAGGTCGAACCCTTCCGCGGCATCCTGCTGGGCCTGTTCTTCCTGGGCGTGGGCATGTCGCTGGACCTGGCCGCCGTGGCGCGCGAATGGCAGTTGATCCTGGCCGGCGTGGTGGTGTTCATGGCGGTCAAGTCGGTGGGCGTCTACCTGATCGCCCGCCTGTTGCGCGCCAGCCACGCCGAGGCGCTGACCCGCGCGGCCCTTCTGGCACAGGGCGGCGAATTCGCCTTCGTGCTGTATGGCGCCGCCGCGGCCGCAGGCATCTTCGACGCGCACCTGGCGGCCGTGCTGATCGCGGTGGTCATCATTTCCATGGCGCTGACGCCGCTGTGCGTGCTGGCGCTGCGCTGGCTGCTGCCCAAGCCGGCGGCCGTCGATGGAGGGAGTGGATGTCGCCCAGGACCTGGACGGCTGCGCGCTGATCGTCGGTTTCGGCCGCTTCGGCCAGATCGTGACGCAGGCGATGCTGGCGCGCGACATCAAGGTATCGATCCTGGATACCGACACCGATGCTATCCGCGCCGCCGCCAAGTGGGGCGTCAAGGTCTATTACGGGGACGGAACTCGCATCGACATGCTGCGCACCGCCGGCGCCGAAACCGCCAAGGTCATCCTGATCTGCATCGACAATCCGCAATCGGTCAATCACATGGTCAAGCTGATCAAGGCCGAATTCCCGCTGGTGCAACTGGTGGTGCGGGCCTATGACCGCATCCATTCCCTGGCGCTGGCCAGGGAGGGGGTCGATTACCAGGTCCGCGAGACGCTGGAATCCGCCCTGGTGTTCGGCGAAGCGGCGCTACGCGTCATCGGCGTGCCTGCGGACGAAGCCGCCGAGGTCCTGGCGGACGTGCGCAAGCGCGACACCGACCGGTTCGCGCTGGAAGTGGCGGGGGGGCTGTTCGCCGGCCGCTCGCTGCTGTACGGCAACATGACCGGCCCGGCGGACGGCCGCAACGACCAGCCCGACCGGGAAACCGTGGCGCCGGCCGGGCACGCCGAACCTGGCGCGCCGGCATGACCCGCGTATGACAGGTCTTTTGGATGATGTATTACAGCGTCTTTTCATTACTTTACGCTTCATTTCACGCGCAAGCCGCGGCGGCTGAGGTAGATTGATCTCCATCGGCGCTTCACTCCCGAAGCGCCTCTGCCAGGGGCCAGCCATGCTGCAATCCGATCGGATTTCCACGACCCCGCACGCTGTCGGGCTTGAGCTTGCGCGGCGGCAAGCCATGACCCTGCGCTGCGGATTTTCCGCCGGTGCGATGCGCCAATTAGTCCAGTCGACGCGTGGGGCCGGCCCGGCGTGGGCCATCAACGCCCACCGCGAAACCGACAAGGCGCGTGGCGCCAAGGCCTTTCCTTTCCGGATCGCCGCCACGGCATCCTGAACGCTGGCGCGGGCGCGTGGCCGTGGGGGCGCGCGCCCGGCTCGCCGGTCGTCAGAGCTGCGCCATCGCCGCCCGGCTTTTACCGGCCGACTTGGCCAGGTACAACGCCTGGTCCGCGGCGTGCAACACCGCGGCCGTGTCGGCGCCGTGGCGCGGGATCAGCGCGATGCCGATGCTGCCGCCGATGTACACCGGCATGGCCTGCTGCAGATCATACGGCTGCCTGACGCTGTCGATGATCCGTTCGGAAAACCGCCGGATGTCCTGGTTGCCGTCCAGCCCCATCAACAGCACGAATTCGTCGCCGCCGATGCGGCCGGCCTCGGCGTCCGGCGGCTTGAGCGCCTGCAGGCGCTCGGACACCTGCCGGAGCAGCATGTCGCCGACGCCATGGCCATAGGTATCGTTGACCGACTTGAAGCCGTCCAGGTCGAGGTACAACACCGCGAACTCTGCCTTGTCCTGGCTCGCCCGGCCCACCGCCTGGTCCAGCGCGCGCAGCAGGCCGTAGCGGTTCAGCAGCCCGGTCAGCGAATCCTGCCGCGCCTGGCGTTCGTTTTCGCGTTCTGCCAGCATGGTCGACACCAGCATGCCGTTGAGCCGGTACGAGGCCATCGACATCGAGGTCATGTAGAGCGGCACCTGCACCAGCACCAGCCAGAAAATCGGCTCCCGGGTAAACAGGGCCGCCAGTGCGCAGGGGCCCACGCTCAGCGCCACCATCGCCGCCGACAGCCGCGGCGCGCCGAAATTGCGCACGCAGATGCCCCCGACCATCGAGGCCGCCGACAGACAGGCCAGCGTCGCCGCGATCCAGTCGCCGCTGGTCAGGCTGATGAAGGTGCCGTAGCCCACGCTGGCGGCCCACAAGAGCGCCAGCACTACATACAGGTCGGTCGGGGTGGGCCGGCGGGCCAGCGCGGCGCGCCGCGCCGATACCAGCACCAGGATGCGGCTGGCGCAGATCAGCGCCTCCATCGCCAGCCACAGCAGGAATGGCGGCTCGGGTCGCCGCAGCGTAATCAGCGCTGCCACCAGCAGGGTATTGATGATGCCGCCAAAGAAGATCGGCAGGGATCCGAACAGGCCTCCCACCAGCGCTACGCGGATCTCCGGCGGCACGTTGCGGCCGGGGTCGACCAGCCACCGCGTGAACCGCAGGGTGGGTACGCTGTAAATCCTGTCCTGGGTGTTCATAGGTTCGTCGAATGGGAACGGCGGGCGCGGCGCTGTCGGCGCCATCTTGCCTGCCCGCATGGCCTTGCGGCATTATGACCGCTAAAAATGCCACGACCCCTACCGCGATAGCGAAGGAGCGCCGTATTGAAGTCCCATGGGTTATTACACCGAACTCTGTATGCCCTGGCGGGGCTGATCGCGGTCGGCATCTGTGCCGCGGCGGTGGCGCTGCTCTGGATGGACCGGCGCACGACCTGGAACCAGGCCTATGTCTCCGCTGGCAATCTCACCGAAGTGCTGGCCGCCGACATCGGCCGCACCATCCGCGTCTACGATCTGTCGCTGCAGGGCGTCATCGAGCGCCTGAATGAACCCGATATCGAGTCTCTGCCGCGCGGCACGCTGCACCGCTTCCTGTTCGACCGCGCCGCGAGCGCCGAATACCTGGGCACCATCCTCATTCTCGATCGCGACGGCAACGTCCGCTACGACTCGCAAAGCACCGAGCCCGTCACGCTGAACTTCGCCGACCGCGATTTCTTCCAGGTCCATCGGGATCACCCCGATGCGGGCATGTATGTCGGCCGCCCCTACCTCAGCCGCCTGCGCGGCGGCGATGAAAGCATCGGCATCAGCCGGCGGCTGTCCAATCCGGACGGCAGTTTCGCCGGTGTCGTCACCGGTTCGTTGCGGCTGGCCTATTTCCGCGACCGCTTCGCGGGGCTGTCGATCGGCCCGCGCGACGCCATCACCATCTTCCGCAACGATGGCGCCGTCCTCGCCCGCACGCCGTATTCGTCGGCCGACCTGGGCGCCGATATCGGTCAGGAACTGGATTTCCAACAGTTCCTCATTCGTCGCGAGGGCGTCTTCGTCGGCGTGTTGGCGCCCGACGGCGTCGACCGCCTCTATACCTTCGAGAGCGTGCCCGGCACGCCGCTGGTGATCGACGTGGCGATGGCGGTCGACGAAGTCCTCGAACCCTGGGTGCGGCGCGCCATGCTGATCATCCCCATCACGCTGGCGCTGTTCGCCTCGGTGATGGCGCAGATCGTGCTGTACCGGCGCGAGACCCGCCTGCGCCAGGAGGCCGAGAGCCGGCTCGAAAAGGAGGCCCAGACCGATGGCCTGACCGGTATCGCCAACCGCCGCACCTTCGACGAGGCGCTGGCGCGCGAATGGTCCAGCGCCATGCGCGATGGCCAGCCGCTGTCGCTGCTGTTCCTGGATGCCGACCATTTCAAGCGCTACAACGACCGCTACGGTCATCAGGAAGGCGACGAGCTGCTCAAGATGCTGGCGCTCACGGTGCGCGGCAAGGCTAGGCGACCGCGCGACCTGGCGGCGCGCTATGGCGGCGAGGAGTTCGTAGCCTTGCTGCCCGACACGACCAGCGAGCGCGCCCGGGTCATCGCCGAGAACATCCGCCAGGCCGTGGCCGGCCTGGGGGCGCCGCATGAAGACAACGAGGGCGGCATCGTCACCGTCAGCATCGGCGTGGCCACGTTGCGGCCGCAGCCGGGCGACGATGCCGCCGCGCTGGTGGAGGCGGCCGATGCTGCCGTCTACCGCGCCAAGGAGGCCGGCCGCAACCGGGTCATGATGGCGGACGCATGACGGTCTCGCGACGCCACCGATTGGCCGCGGCAAAAAAAAGGACGACCCCTTTCGAGGTCGTCCCGGCAAGACTGGGGCGTTGGTGATCAGCCGCCCAGCATCACCGCCTGCAGGCGTGTCTGCGCCTGTTGCACCTTCTGCGCCTGGGCGGTCAGGTCCTGCAGCAGCTTGTTCAGCTCGGCCAGCACCGTCGGATCCTGCACTTTCGGCATCGGGCCCGACAGGTCGATCTGCGCCTTGTGCGCTTCCACGTATTCGGCCAGTTTCAGGCTGCTGTCCAACGTGCCGCTGATCTGCGGCAGCACTTCGCGGAACGTCTCGGCCGGCACCGTGACGGTCTTGGCGTAGGCCTTGTCGTAGACCGCCTTCAGGTCATCGGGCTGCTTGAGCTGCGCGCGGGCGGCATCCGCCTTGGCCTGTTCCTTGGCCAGGGCCTCGCTCATGTCCTTGAGCGCGGTCTGGACGGTCTTGATGTCGTCGCGGCGCGCGATGACGTCGTTCAGCGAGCGCACGGCGCCTTTCTGCATCAGGTTGCCCATCGGCTTGACGGATGCATCCATGGCGGCATTGAAGTCGGTGATCACGGCGTACTGCGCGGCGTAGTCGCCGAACGACTTCTTCTCTTCCTCCGTCAGCTTCGGCACCCGCACCCCCGGCTTGTCGACGATGCGCGTCTGCAGGAACTGCGTGAACGCGGCGCGCTGTTCGGGTTCTTTGCTGCCGCAGGCGGCCAGCACCAGCGGCAAGGCCAGGGCCAGCAGCAGGAACGGACGGAATAGGGTTTTCATTACGTGATTCTCCGGAAAACATGGGAAATGGCAGGGCCCCTCAACCCCGGGGCCTGCCAGCCGGTGGCGAGCTTATCGGGTCGCCCTTCCGGTCGCCACCGGTTTCAAACTTCATTGCAATCGAATCGCCGCGATACAAACTTCACACATATTGACGTGAAAGTTTGCGCCGTAGCTGGTATGTGGCGAGTGGGCAGGCGGAGCGGGCCGCGCACAAAGAAGAAAAGCCGCTATCGCGGCTTTCCGGCATCAAGGATATTGCGTCACGGGCCCGCAGGCCGGCAAGGCGTCGAGCCTCAAACTAGGATGATGTCGTATTGCTCGGGTGTGTTCGGCAAGATATAGGACTGATGCGGGTTTCCGGGGCTTTCTTGTTCTGGTAATTGCCCCTGGCTACCCACTTAGCTACCCACCGAGGGGGTGCTGGGTTCGTCGGCCTCTTCGGTGACCGGCTGTGACATGCGCGCCAGCATAGCATTCACCGAAGCTGCGGTGATGCCCACCGACCTGGTGCCACCGATCGGCGCCTTAACCAGCTCGCCGCGCGCGCACAACCGGTAGATCGTCGCCGTCGACAGGCCCAGAGCCTCCCGCGCTTCATGCACTCGATACAGCAGCTTCGGCGCCGCGGCCGGTGCTTGGTGTTGGGCTGCGTGTGCCATCTACATCTCCTTCTTGTCGGTGTCGATGCGGCGGAACTCCACGACCCAGACCCAGGGGTTGGAGTCCCAGGAGCTGGCGCCGTTGATGCCGCACCACAGTTCGCGGAAGGCGCGCTGCGGCCATTGAAGGCGGCGCGCCATCTCGTCGGCTGATTCGCTGTCGATGTCGTCAAATTCGGTTCCCCAGAACATGCGCGGGTCGAATGCGCCTTCCGCCAGCGCGTCCTCGTAGCTGATGTCCTGCAATCGCTCCACGCGCACGCCGGTCACCTCCAGGTCCATCCATCAGGCAACGGGTCGAGTGACGATGGGGCCTTCCCGCACCTTGCGCAGCCCGCCCACATCAGCGTCACCAGATCCTTGTCCATTTCGGCATTCCTCCAGTGTCTTGGGATCGCCACAGCGACAGATTTGCGGCCAGCACGGCCAGCAGTTCCAGGCATTTCCCTGAGCGGCATCTGTCAGCACGCGCTGGGTGATGTCGTCTTGTTGGGTCATATGCACCTCATGCTTTCTTCGATGAAGATTTGCGCCTGGACCGCGTTGATCGCGTTGCCGTAGGCGCGCAGGCGTCCCACTCGGGCGGGAGCCCCATGAGCCAGCGGGAATGTGCCGGGTTCAACTGCCCGCCACTTTCCATCCCGGCAGAGGAGCCAATCAGCAGCTCGCCAGAAGCCGTTAACCGGGCCGGGCCGCAGATCGCTGCCGCCTGCGCTAGATCCTGCGGCGAGCCCTTGCGGGAGATCTCCGACATGGCGCCGTCCAGCGTCCGCACGTTCTTCTCGCCGTCCGCCGCCCGTGGCGTTGGCCAGGTCGCCAGTTCCACCGTCCGCCGGCTGCTGTCGTTGTTCCCCGCCGCGTTGTTCCCGTTCTGCGCCGGTGTGCCCGCCATCGGTGTGGGCCAGCCGGCCAGCGCCACGATCTGATTGAGCGGCCGGCCCGTATCCCAGGGGCGCGCGTCCTTCGCCCCGCGGTTCGCGTCCATCGTCGTGCAGGTCGGCCAGCCAGCCAACAGCGTCTGGTGGCACAACTGCACCTGACCGTCGCCATTCCGGTTGCCCAGCTTCGAGTCCACCGTGTTGGGTGTTCTCCAACCGGCCAATACGGCCACTTCGTTCAACGGCCGGCTGTTGTGATCCAGCTCGTTGCCGGCCGAGTTGGCGCCCTTGAAATCCCTGGCCTGCGGCGTGGGCCACGAAGTAGGTCCGGTCGCGGATGTGCGGAGCACCGATGCTCGCAGACGGGAAAGCGCACGCCGCGACGGCATAGACCAGGGCTTCCAGGTCAGTCGAAACAAGGTCGAGCCAAGGCTCTGCGTCCTTGCTTGCAACCTGCTCGCCAAAGACGACTGAAGGGCGGCACTCCTGGATGAGCCAGTGCCAGGCCGGCCAGAGGTGCCGCTCGTCATCAAACGCAGTTCCTTTGCCTGCCGCGGAGAAAGGTTGGCACGGGCAGGAACCCGTCCAAACAGGTCGATCGTCAGGCCATCCGGCGCGGCGAAGGGCATACGACCAGACGCCGATTCCGGCGAAGAAATGGCACTGTGTGTAGGGGCGAAGCTCATCGGGGTGTACGTCCTCTATGCTGCGTTCGTCCACGTCGCCGGGGGCAATGTGGCCGGCCGCGATCAGGTTGCGGAGCCAGTCGGCGGCGTAAGGGTCGATCTCGTTGTAGTAGGCGGCGGCCGCCATGCTCACCTCCCCGCGCCCTGGCCGCTCTGCTGGGCGGCAGGCCGGCGCAGACTATTCAGCAGTTGAGCTGCCTCACGCATGGCCTTGTCGATCTCGGAGCCGTCGACGTAGCGCGTCACGCTGCGGAAGTTGAGGATGTATCCGTGCAACTCGCGCAGCAGGGCCAGGGCCTTCGTCAGCTTTTCGTTGGCGTTGGCGGCCGGAAGGCGCGTGGTGCAGCTTCCCAGGCAGCGGCTGCTGTAGAAGCATTCGCCGCTGGCAACGGTGCAGGCGGCTTTGGGGATGAAGTCCTTGCCCATCACGCATCCCCCTTACGTTGGGCTGCAAGCTCGTCGCTCGGTCGCGGCGTGTGTGCGGGGTTGACGGGGAAAAGCCGCAGGATGGCGTCACGCAGCTTCGTGGTCTTGTCGGCATCCCAGCCGGCCGGCGTAACGACGACATACCCGCCCGTGATCGCCGCGCCCTTGATCGTCGGAAGCGGATCGACGCCATCCACAGCATGCGTTGCAAGGAACGAGGCGGATATCTCCGGGAACAGCCTCGCGTAGGCACGCCACCGCGCCGCATCCAGCGCATCGCCAGCAGCGGGAGCGCGGGAACTGACCCATTCGGCCAGGTATTCGAAGCAGCGGCGGAACTCGACCCAATCCGAACACAGCCGAAGATCGCCGCCCTGGCTTTCGAACGGGTACGCCTCCAGCCGATCCGCCAAAGTGTGGCCGTTCACGATGGCACCGGTCGGGAAGCTGGCATCCTCCACCGTGGATACGCCAGGGGCGGCGCAGTCAGGGAATGCGGGCCGGGGCATCCAGTGGGTCGGCTCGATTTCGATCTCGAGCTGGTCGCGGTACGCCGATCCCGTCCAGATGCACAGGTCGGTGCGGTAGGCCCCGACATGGATGGTGGGCGCGTAGGGCGAATTGGTGGCGAAGTTCACGCCAGCCAGACGGGCGAACAACAGCACGGGCGTGCCGTCCTTCGGCGCGCTCTCGATCGGCAGCCAGCCGGCGGGAATGGTGGTGGTCATGTCAGGCTCCTTGGGCGCGCGCGGCGTCCATTTCGGCAAGGATTTGTGTTTGGCGCAGCAGGTCGGACGCGTCAGCCTGGGTCAGGCCGGCGCCGATGCGGCGAAGGGCGGGTATCTCGGCGTGCAGGGCGGCCATCAGCGGCGCATCGATGGGCATGCCCACCTCCAGGCGCTTGGCCAGTTGGCGCAGGGCCACGGCCTTGAACGCGCTGCCGTGGCGGGTGGCCCACATATCGAAGAAGTCGGCCATGCCCGCGATCGCCGGCGCGCTGGCGTACCATTCGCCGTCCTCCAGGCACAGGAATATCGGCACACCGCGGGCGTTGGTCGTCACGGTGCCGTCGCGGTCGATCTGGTCGATGATCGCTTCCAGCGGCGCCAGGGTCTGCTGGGCCTTGATCAGCATCGGCAGGCGGGCCGGGCGCGGCCGGTACTGCTTGCGGCGGGGCTTGCGGGCGTGGGTCATGGTCAGTAGCCCCGCGACTTGTCGTTGGCCAGTTGGGCGTCCTTCAGCAGCTGCTCGTCCTTGACCATGCCGAAGAGGCGGTCGTAGTTCCACGTGGTGTCCCGGAACACGCGGCCGTCCTCGAAGTCGGCCAGGCAGTCCGACAAGTCGACCACGATGTCCTTGTCCGTGTCGTTCTCGATGGTGAAGCGATCCAGTGCGTTGCGGACCTGCCACGGGCCGCCGCTCCAGTCGCCGCGCGTGCGCTGGCCTGCGATGGCCAGGTCCAGGTACTTGTCCTTCGCGCGCAGCGCCTCCAGCACATCGGCCCACGACGACATGACGTCCAGTCCATAGCGCAGCAGGATGCCGGCCAGCTCCATGTCTTCGCGGCGCTTCACCTCTTCGGCCTCGCGCTCGCGCTGCGCCTTGTTGCGCTCCAGCTCGGCCTGGCGTTTCGCATCCTCGGCGTATTCCTCGTACCTCTTCTTCAGGCTTTCATAGGTGGTGGTGGCGTATTCGAAGCCGTCGCTCGTCTTCGCTTCGCGGCGCAGGTCCAGAAGGTATCCGGCGTCATGGCGGATGGACTTCGGATAGCGCGAGCGGCTTTTGCGGTCAGGCTCGCTCCAACTGCTGGGCATGCCAATCTCGGCCATCATGGCCGTGACGCGGTCGTGAATGGCCTTGTTGATCTCGATCCGGGAGATGTTCAGCTCATGCGCGGCGACGTCCTTCTGGCGTGCCTCTTCCAGTTTGGCCAGGGCGTGCGCCGCGACTCGTTCGGGAGTCGGCGTGCTCCACCGGCTGTCCATGTAGCTCGCGTAGCTGGCCGGGCTGGACTGGCAACTGCCCACGTAGCCAACTTTCTCCAGTTCCTGGATCTTGAGGGGTTCGGTCATGGTCTTCTCGGTATATGGAGGCCGGGCACCGGCGGCGGTCGGATGGGGAGGGAGTCCCGCCGCCGGGCCGGCCATTGATCAGTCTTCGTGGCCACCCAGGCTCAGCGAGCCCTGCTTCTCGGCCGCCGGCGTGATGCTGATGGTGATCTCGTTGCCCAGCACCTCGTAGAGCTTCTTCACCTGCTCGCCGCTCGGGTGGCACTTCACGCGGAAGGTGGTGACCACGCTGCCGCCTTCCATCATTTCCACCGCGAAGCCGTCCACGTCGGCCGTGTCCAGCTCGATGTCGGAATCGCCGCCCAGGCCGAAGTCGATCAGCACCTTGGCGCCGACCAGCTCGTGCTTGAGGCGGATCTTCTCGATGAGGTCGCCGAACACGCGCACGGTGGGCTCGGGCTTGACGCCGTCGACGCTGCCCTGGGCCGGGTTTTCCTCGGCCTTGTAGAGGGCATGCCGCAGGCGCGGGTGGAACTCGGACAGCACGCCGTTGCCGGCGGTGAACTGGATCTTCAGGTCAGCGGCGCCCGCCGGCTCTTCGCCGTGGCGCTCGGTGCGCACGTTGATGTGCGCCAGGGTTGCGGTTTGCTCGGTAATCGAGAACATGGGGCAGGGCTCCAGGGTGCTACGTTGGGAAAGGGTCAGGCGGCTTTGCGCCGCAGGGTCGTTTCGTACTCGTTGACCAGGGCCGCGAACGCCATCAGGTCCTCGACCAGGCGGTCGATGTAGTCGTCGTCGCGCTTGAACTCGCGCAGCCACAGTTGCTTGCCGATGGACGCCAGGGCAGGGCAGTACAGGCCCAGGTGCCACCAGGCGCGGCCCGTGATCCACATGCAGCCCTGCACCTGGTCCATGACCTCGCTGGGGTCGTTGTCGATGTGGAAGGCGCGCAGCTTGTCCGGCGCCAGGAAGCACTTGTATTCACTGCCGCCTTGCGCCTGGATCAGGCCGTCGGCGCTGGCGCCGAAGAGACGATCGTCGGTCAGCACGAAGCCGGCGCGCTCGACCAGCAGGCCGGTCTGTATCTCGTGTTCCATGCGGGCCTCGGGCTCCAGCTCATGGCCGCGCCGCATGGCCCAGTTCTGGTAGCCCTCATCTAGCGGCTGGCCGGCGATGCGCTCGACCGCGAGCCGGAAGGCGTAGTTCTTGGCCTCGTCCGAGAAATCGCCCACCGGCAGGCCGGCCAGCGCACGCTCGACGCCCGCGGCGCGCGGCGCGGTCTTGTAGCCGGCCTTCGCCGCCGCTTCCTTGGTGTCCATACCGGCCTTCACGTAGGCCACGTACAGCGCCTGACGCTCATCCAGCTCGCCGACGCGCTTGCGGGCCGTCGAGAACATGCTGGCGGTGATGACGCCGGCGCGCGCGGCGTGCCATTCTTCGCTGCCCTGCTCGCAGTTGACGATCAGCATCATTCGCTCCTGTTGTCGTCGCGGCCGAAGCCGTCGTCGTCCGGCGCGGTGGTGGCCGGCGCTTCGTCGATGGTCTTGCCGTCGTCCGGCGGGGTGTCGGTGGGCACGGCCTCGCCGCGCAGCACGGCGCCGCGGGCGGCCACGGCCGACTTGAAGGCGTTGTAGATGCCCATGTCCTTGGTGGCGCGCACCTCGGCCAGACCGTCTTTCCAGACCTGTTCCAGCGCGGCGGCGTCCCGGGCCGCTTCCACGGCCTTGCGCAGGCGCGGTAGCAGGTCAGGATCGGCCGGCGCGATGGCGGTGGTGGCCAGGCCTTCGCCGCCGTCGGTGTTCAGGTGGTGAATCGCTTCCGACAGGCGGTCGTTCTTCGGCCAGTACTTGTAGGCGCGCTTCACGACGGTCTTCTTGGCCATCTCGCCGTAGTCGGTCTTCCAGGGCGACGACCTGCCGGACTTCACCGACTGCGAGCGGTTCATGATCCCGTCGATTTCGTCCTTGCCCATCGGCGTGGTCAGGTAGTCGCCGTCGGCGGTCTTGACCACCACGTAGGCGCCGACGATCTCGCCGCGGTCCTTGCTGAACGGGTTGAAAACGTGCGTGGGCGGCGCGTCGAACCCGTTCAGCGCGAAGTTGTCGGCCTCGCGCACCAGCTCAGCCTGGGCCCAGCGGATCGAGCCGGTGGCCACGGCCAGGTCGATCAGGCCCATGTAGCTGATGTCCAGGCAGATGCGCCCGTCGCGCGGCACCAGGTAGGCCTGGCGCTTGGCCGGGTTCAGGCTGATGCCGATGGCGGCCACGTTGGTCACCGCGTTGATGACGGACTGGCGGTTGCCGGTGGCGACCTTCAGGGCGTAGTCGTTGTTCTGCAGGACCTGAATGGCAAAGCCGGCCTCGCTATCGAAGTTGATCGAGGTGTCCGTCAGCGCTGCAGTGAAGCTCGCCCGCGTGTTGTATATGTCGCTGGTGATGATTTCGAGGTTGTTGCTCACGTTCTTTCCTTGGCGGCCACAGCGGTCTTGCCGCAGCCTTCGCAGGTGGGGTAGGGGGCCGGCTCGTCCAACAGGCCGGCCAGGGAGAAAGCGACGGTCATCAGCAGCGCCATGACGATGCCTTCCCAGTGGGCGCGCAGGAGGCGGCGGATCATCACCAGTTCCCCCCAGCGGTTTCGGCCTCGCCAAAGCAGCACAGGCCACACAGCGCGGTCGGATGCACCGTGGGCTTCTGGCCGCACACCTGGCAGCCGGTATCCCAGTCCTTGTCGCCGTCTTTCAGCGTGTCGCTGCACGCGGCGGCCCCGTGTTTCTGCAGTCGGGTCTGCACCTCGGCATGGATCTGGTCCATTGAGCCCACCTCGTGCAGCCGGGCCAGGCGACGCGCCTCGGCCGTGCCGGACGGGAAATCAACGCTCGCGCCTTGCTGCTTGCCGACGCGGATACCGCCGCCGACGATCTCGGCCAGATAGTGGCCGTCGTGGAACAGGGCCAGGATGTTGCTGTTCGGGGCGGTCATTGCTGCTCTCCCTTGGCCTTGGCGTGGGCCTTCAGTAGATCCAGCACCAGACCGGCGTCCAGGGTTACGTGCTTGCCGTCCAGCGCCATTTCCTCGAGCGCAGCAAGCGCGTTGACCGGCGCGGCGTTGGTCGCGACTGCAGCGAGGATCCAGCCGGCGGCGTCGTGATAGTCCGGCGCGGCGGCGATCAGGCGGGCGTTGGCGTCGCACTCAGCGCGATACGCCGGCCGGTGCGGATCACCGTTGTTGATACCCCAGGTGGCTGCAACCTTCCGGCCGTTCTCGGCGCGCACGTCGCAGCCGAAGCCGCTGCCGGTGTCTCGGACCCACGGCCCGGGCGTGTGATTCGTCGTCATTGGGCACCTCGCGCGGCCAGCATGGCGTCGGCAAGCAGATATGCAAATCGAGCGCAGGTATCGAATTCACCCCGCGCAATAGCGTCGTTAGCTCCACCTAAGTCCCGAACGGTGGTAGAAAATCCCTGCATGGCCTTGGCCGCGAAGTAGTCGCGCAGGGTCATGCCCATGGCGTCGGGGCGCGTGCTGCCCTCGTACAGCGCGGGGTAGGCCGGGCCGCCGTCGTTGATCTTGTTCATGCATTTCTCCGGTGGCGCGCCATCAAGGCGTCGCCGATCAAGGCAATTGCGTAAAGGGCGCACAGGCCCCAGATGGCGGCGAGCATCATTTGCGCGGCGCCAGTTCAAACCGCACGTCAAGCTGGCGCTCGGGGTCTTCGATCGCGTCCGCCACCGTCTCCACGTAATGCGCGCACGCGCCGTCCATGAACCGGGTGAACAGTTCGCCAATCCGGCCGAACGTGTCACCCATGGCGTAAGCCTTGGCCACGCTCTCAAAGGCTTCCGTCAGCGACTTGTCGCCAATGCTGTCCTCGTAGATCGCGTGCGCCACCGTCGTGCGGTTGGGCTCGGCCACCGCGTAAGTGATGACCTCGTGCATGCAGGCGCGCAACGCCGCGCGCACGTCGTCGGCCAGGTCCATGCGCAATTCCTGCGCGGGGGAGATACGGAATCCGGGGCGTGCGTTCATGGCATCAGTTCCGAGCGTCGCCAGCTGCCACGTTCTGCGCAGCCGTCTGCGCCAGGTTGCCGTAGTGCGTGAGCGGGTCGTCAGCAACCTTGATCTGCGCGATTTCCACGGCGGTGGTGCCCGTTTCGTCCTGCCACAGGTACGACGGCAGTTCTTCATACCGGGCCAGGACGCGCGCGTCCGCTTCGGTCTCGGCGTGCACGGTGATCGTCTGCTCGCTGGTGATCGTCTGCGTCTTGCGCATCACGATCTGGAAGGCTTTGCGTTGCATGGTGGGTCTCCTTGCCCCGGCACCCGGGGCGGGGTGGGGAAGGCGTCTTCAGAGAGGTTCGTCGGATTCGGCCGACTCGCGCGCGCTGATCTGCGCGTTGGCGGCGTCCAACTGGTACTTGACGCTTTGAAGCTCGGAGCGCAGGCGGTCGATTTCCTTTTGCTTCTCCGCGAGCGCCTTCTTGTTGCTCACGAAGGCCTCGGGCGTCGCGATCGCAAAGTCATCGCTCACCACGGCGCCGCTGGCTGCGATCAGAAGTTCGCCAGCGTCGTCCGACTCGGTTTCGAATTTGTCGCCAAGGATGATGCTCATCTTGGGCGTGACCACACCGATCTCGCGCCAGCCCTTGTTGATGAACGTGGCGTTGTGCTCCAGCATCGCGGCAAGCGCCGGCAGCGACTTGTCGGCCCCTTCGTGGGGGATGTGAATGGCGATGTGGTTGGCGCCGTTGGTTTCGATGACTGCGAACATTTCCTTCTCCCAGGTTGCTCACGGGTTGTGAGTGCGTGGGAGAAAGATTAGCAAGTGCTATCTGGTCTGGTCAATAGCGGTTGCTATTTATTTTGTAACGGCGACAAAAAAGCCCGCTCTGGGCGGGCTTGATCGGAGGCAGAAGGGCCGTCAGCGTTTAGGTTCTGCCTTTTCGGCGGGGGCCTTGTCGGCAAACGGTGCGCCGGCCGCTGTTACGTACTGATTGAAGAGTGCTTGCCCGCGCAGATCAAGGACCTTGCAGTCGATGGGGCCGCAATCGAGAGTAGACGTGATGGTGTAACCCCCGTCTGGGGATGGCGTTTTAACCACGCGACCTAACATGCGTCCTTGGCGAGTGCCGTCGAAAGTCTCGATGTAGCTGTCGGTCTGCATGCGAATCTTCATGCCTGAGAGTTTGGGTATCTGGGTGATTGCCTCAACCCACATAGCGGCGCATTGCCGATCGTTCGTGCAGACCGGATCAGGGGGATAGTCGAACGCAGCATAGTCCGCTGGGTTTAGCTGCTTTGGCGCGCAGGCTGTGAGCGATACGATTGAGAACAGTGCGGCGGTTGCTATGGCTTTCATCAAATCTCCGGTTGGTATAGCGGCTGTGTACCGATCATTGCCTATAAGAAGCAGAAAGTCTCAAGCTTCATAGTTGGTTACGTGCCGCCTAAATTTTTACTGCAATTAAAGACGATGAGGCGCAGTGGTGGTGGGCTACGCACTTCTTTTGAAGTGTTGGTCGCTTTTCGATTGCTCTGCTTCCCACTCTTCGATAATTGTAAGGGCGCGACCCTCTATGACTCCCTTCAAATGGTCGGGGAGCCGGTCGAACCGCGCCGCCGCAATAGTTTTGAAGGGCCATTCGCCGCCACTGCTTGCGTCCGGCGATATATCGAGGCTGCCACGATCCAAGCCAATCTTTATCTCCATGTTCCTGGCGGAACGCTCACCGAACGACCTGTGCCCGTTGATGAGCTGAGACACATATGTTGGATCGACACCGGGGTGCAAGCGGACAAATGAAGCGGTCCCGCCTGCGGCAGCGACGAGGCGTTTGAGATTATCGACGCGAATATTTCGTTCTTCCATAGCAAAGCAATTGTGGGTAGCGAGCGCGGACTGAGAAATTGACATTTGCTATTGCCGTTTCGGATAGCTAATGCTATCGTCGGCGGTATGAACCTGACGAACTACCTTGACCGGGACGGCGCGCCGAGGGCCGCAGAACTCGCGCGAAGTGTCGGAGTGTCCCCGGCACTCCTCTATCAATGGCGTATGGGAATTCGGCCTGTGCCTGTGTGCCGATGCGTTGATATTGAGCGCGCGACGAATGGCGCCGTATCTCGCCGCGACCTGCGCCCCGATGACTGGCAGCGCATTTGGCCCGAGCTCGCCACCCCCGCGCCGCAGCAGGAGGCCGCGTGATGTCAGATCAGGCTTTGACGCTACTTGCCGACACTGCATCAGCGTCGGTTGCCCTCGACCGAATGACCGGGCGACTACTTGAACAGTTTCCCGAGGCTGGCCTTGATTTGATCCAAGGCCTGCTTCTTCGCGCTTTCCATGATGGCTCCGTATTTGCCCTCTGCGCCACACCCGTTGCAGGTGATCGTGTCGTCCGCCTTCAGGTTTGCCTGGATACCGTCCGGATATCTGAATTCTGTGCTGCCGCACTTCGCGCAGGACAGGGTAATCGTGTCGCTCATGGCCAATCCCCTTTCGGAAACGGTTGATATGTGGAAATTCGATCGTATCCGATTGGGGAAGGCCGCCCATTTCGATGGCCACGGCTCAATGCACCGACGCGCTTTCGCGTCCGTCCGTCGCCCACGCCGTGCGGTCACGCTCGGCGCGCAGCTCGTCAAAGATATCCAGCACGGCCTTTTCGCTCGGGTCCACGAAGGTGCGGCGGGCGATGTCTTGGGCGTGCTGCAGAAGCTTTTCGGTTTCGGTCATGTCGGGTCGCGTCGTGTTGTTGATGCGAAGAATTTTGGCCCGACGCCACTCTGTAATTCATCTTGTAACTCGATGAATTTTTCCTACTAAGCGAAGAGAAATGCACACCCATCCCGCAGTTGTTTATGGCGCCAGTACCCCGACGGCGCCCGCCGGAAAGAGGTTCCTGCCGCCGTCGACGGTTGCCGCGTGCAGGACTTTCCGCGAGGCCGTGCGCCTCGCCTGGGACCATCGGACCCGCCCGAACATGACGCAGCGCAGCCTGGCCGAAGAGTGCGACCTGTACGCGCCTCACGTCAGCAGCTACCTGCACCCCGAACCCTTCGACGAGAAGAACCGGCCCCGGCTGAATCTTCCCGCCGACCGCATCGATGCCTTCGAAGAGGCCGTGGGCAACCACGCCATTCGCCAGTACCTCAACCATTTGGGCCGGCTGACGATTATGGAAGAAGTCATCGCCCAGAGGGCCACATGACATATGAGCAAGCCCTTGCGATTGCCAAGCGCGCCTTTGAAGAAGAGTTGCGCCGGCACAACTGGGACCGCGTCAAGGCCTACGAAGAAATGATGCTGCGCGAAGACCTGAACCCCCAACTGCGTGAGGCCTTTCTTGTGATTGGCCGGCACACCGCATTTTCGACGAGACACTGATGCGCCAGCGCCTCCACAACCCCCGCACGTTCCTGCTGTATGGCGCCAGCCAACTGGCCGCTGTGCAGGCCCAACTGGGCAACCTGCCGCTGGACGAAGAGGACCCGCTTGAGGTCGTGATCCGCGAGCCGGTCAAGCCCCGCAAGAAGAGCCAGAACGATCTTATGTGGGCGGGCCCTCTGCGCGATATCGCCGAGCAAGCCTGGGTGCAAGGTCAGCGCTTTACAGCCGACGTATGGCACGAGCAGTTCAAGCGCGACTTCTTGCCCGAGGAATACGACCCTGTGCTGTGCAAGGAAGGCTATGTGAAGTGGCGGATCACCCCGCGCGGTGATCGCGCGCTGGTGGGCAGCACCACCATGCTCACGGTCAAGGGCATGGCGCAGTACCTGACGCAGGTCGAGGCCGCCGGCGCCGAGCTTGGTGTGGAATTCCGTACGCGAGGGGATCGCTGATGTGGGACGACACCACCCCCCGCGCGCAGCAGATCGGCGCATGGCTCGATTCCCCGATGGACCTGGACGAGTTCTATGGCCGCCCGACCTACGCACGCTGCGCGGTCGTCCTGGCGGCATGGCTGGCCCTGTACCCCTTGTGCCATGTGTCGGCGCGCGCCCTGCGCGGCGGGGGGCTGTGATGCTCAAGCGTTCCACGCCCCTGACTCGCAAGACCCCGCTCAAGGGCACCACCACCCTTGCGAGAACCCCATTCAAGCGCCGCGCGCCGAAGAAGCGCCCCGGCCACGAACCGAAGTACCTGGCCGCGTGCCGCGGCGAATCTTGCTACCTCCAGATCCCGGGCGTCTGCCGCGGCGCATGCGAGCGCGACACCGTGGTGCCGTGCCACGCGAACTGGAGCGACTACGGCAAGGGCATGGGCATCAAAGCCCCCGACATCTACACCGTTCCCGGCTGTGCGCGCTGTCACGCCTGCCTTGACCAGGGCATGACCCTGACCAAGGCCGAGAAAAAGGCCACCTGGGAATGGGCCTACACACGCTGGTCCGCCGCGCGCGACAGCAAGATCCAGGAGGCGGCATGAGCCACCAAGCCGTCGAATGGGCTCTCAGCCAGCCCATCAGCCACGCACCCGCCAAGCAGATCCTGACGGTTATGGCGCACTACGCGCACAAGGACCAGCGCCCCTGGACCGCGTACCCCTCGGTCACGCAGTTGGTGCGCGACACCGGGCAGGACCGCAAGACCGTGCTGGCCAATCTGGTCCGCCTGGTCGAATGCGGGGCGCTGCGAGACACCGGCGAGCGCGCCGGAATGACCAAATCGGTCACCGTCTACGAACTTTCCGAGCCGACAAGCGATACCAAAACTGGTACCGCTTCACGGGCCCAAAGCCGTCCCAAATCTGGTACCTCTTCGCCCCCCCAAGCAGTCCCAAAACTGGAACTGCTAAGCGGTACCGAAACTGGTACCGCTTTGGATGGCGGAAGCAGTCCCAATTTTTCCGGAAGCAGTACCAGTTTTGCCGGGAAGCAGTCCCAAAATCCACCCGAAGCAGTACCAGTTTTCCCTACAGAACAGGTAGAACAGGTATTAGGAACAGG